CAAGAATATAGCTAAAGGCAAAATGTCTGCGGCATATTGGGCAAATAAAGTCAAATGGTAGATAACACAATTCATCCAGCCGACACTAATGGTGACGGTAAAGTATCCGACGAAGAGTTGAGAATGCACCTCGAAGCAAGACGCAAGGAACTTGAGGATGCAGATGCAATGCGAGACGCCCAGCGCAACATGGCTTGGTTCGCATTGGGAGGTATGTTACTATACCCCTTTGCAGTAGTTATTGCGGAATTAGTAGGGTTGCAGAATGCAGCAAAAACTTTAGGTGATATGGCACCTACGTACTTCGTATCCGTAGCCGCTATTGTAGCCGCATTCTACGCGAAAGAAGCAATTGGAAATAAATAACTATGTTAGAAACTATTTGGCAGTATGTATCAGTAATCCCCGTAATCGTAACAGTATGTTCAGCAGTAGCTGCAACAACTGAGACGCCTAAAGACGATGTATTTTTTGCAAAAGTGTATAAGTTCGTTGATATGTTCGCACTGAACCTAGGCAAAGCAAAAGACACTGCAACCTCAAAAAAGTAAGAGAAACTTATGGCAGTAGAAGTAAGCAGACGAGATATACTCTCCGACCAAATTTACGATTTACAATCTGATACAAGGTTCTTAAAACTCCCAGTACCTCCTTATCTGGAGTTGCTGGGTATTGAAGCACTCCCTTCACAAATGGCAATCATAAATGCCATCAACAATCCTAAGTATAGGTTTGTGTGTGCCGCCGTCTCTCGGAGGCAAGGCAAAACCTATATAGCTAATATTATTGGTCAACTTGTGTCTCTAGTACCAGGTTCCAATATCCTCATTATGTCACCTAACTATGCCTTGTCTCAGATTTCTTTTGATTTACAAAGAAATCTGATTAAGCATTTTGACTTAGAAGTTACTAAGGATAATGCAAAAGATAAGGTTATTGAAATATCTAATGGTTCTACTATACGCATGGGTTCTGTTAATCAGGTTGACTCTTGTGTTGGTCGTTCCTATGATCTTATTATCTTTGACGAAGCAGCACTAGCCGATGGTAAAGATGCCTTCAACGTAGCACTCCGTCCCACACTAGACAAACCAAATTCAAAAGCACTTTTCATTTCAACACCAAGGGGTCGCAATAACTGGTTCTCAGAATTCTTTTATAGAGGATTCTCTGATCAGTTTGAAGAGTGGTGCTCTATTCGAGCAACGTACAAAGACAATCCTCGTATGTCAGAATCTGATATATCAGAGGCAAGAAAGTCTATGTCAGAAGCAGAGTTTAAGCAAGAGTATGAAGCTGACTTTAATACTTATGAGGGACAGATCTGGGCGTTTAACTTTGAAGAAAACGTACAAGACCTATCTCAGTTTGATACTAGTAAGATGGATGTGTTCGCGGGGTTGGACGTAGGTTTCAAAGACCCTACCGCAATGTGTGTAATTGCGTATGATTGGGATACTGATAAGTTCTACTTAGTAGACGAATATTTAAATAACGAGAGAACTACTGAGCAACACGCAGTAGAGATACAGAAACTTATACAGCGATGGGATATTGACTTTATATACATCGATTCCGCTGCTCAGCAAACAAGATTTGACTTTGCACAGAACTACGATATTTCTACTATTAATGCAAAGAAGTCCGTACTCGATGGTATAGGTCATGTTGCAAGTATTGTTGACAATGGCAAATTGTTTGTTGATCAACAGTGTAAAGAATCTCTCACTTGTTTAGATTCTTATCAGTGGGATCCAAACCCAAACCTTGCAAGGGAAAAACCGAAGCACAACATGGCTTCGCACATGGCAGATGCAATTCGGTACGCACTATATTCATTCATCACTTCAAATGTGTCCTTCTAGCGATACCTGCTGAAAAATAGTTATTGACAACATACCCTAAACTAGATATAATTCTTCTAATGAAAAATCAAGAGCCGAGCCAAAATGCCCAAGTTAAAACGTGATGTTGTAAAGTATGTACGGGATAAGGCAAAGTCTAAGTATAATAAAGGTTCGGCTTGTCAGATTTGTGACGAGACAGAGCAGTTAGATTTTCACCATTTTTATAGTTTAACGCCCTTGTTAAATCAATGGCTTGTTAAAAATAAACATAACCCCGAGTACATACAAGCACTGCGGGATGACTTTATAGAAGAACATTCTGCCGAGCTGTACGATCATACTGTGACACTTTGTCATACGCATCATCTACTGCTACACTCAATTTATGGTAAAGATCCTTCGTTAGGTACTGCAAAGAAGCAGATGCGATGGGTAGAGATTCAAAGAGAAAAACATGGCTTGGTATGATAAATTATTAGGTAGAACCGAGAAGTTGAATCCAGCCCAATATTTAGATGTTGGTCAGAAGGAAGGTTCCCGAGAACTACACACTAGCTACACAAGAGCGTACGAAGAACTAGAGATAGTGAATCGTGGCGTGAATATGATCGTAGACGATTGTGCTGAGATTCCTACTACTGTTAAGCCTAATACTAACACTAAAGGTGTTATTACAGGTATTAAAAGAGTTAAGGTAGATACACTTTTAAATCGTGAACCTAACCCTTATCAGGATATTAACACTTTCCGCAGAAACTTAATCACAGACTTTATTATAGATGGGAATATCTTTATCTACTATGATGGTGCACATATGTATCATCTTCCAGCAGACAAAGTTATTGTGCATGCCGATGAGCATACATATGTTTCGCACTATACTTTAAATGATGTTGAGTTTTCTACTAAAGAAATTATTCATGTTAAAGAGAACTCTTTCCACTCCATATATCGTGGAGTTCCCAGACTAAGTCCTGCAGCCCGTACGATGAATCTCATGTCATCTATGCGTAAGTTTCAAGACAACTTCTTTAAGAATGGAGCAGTTCCAGGACTTGTACTTAAGTCACCAAACACCCTTTCTGACAAGATCAAAGAGCGTATGATCCTAGCTTGGCAACAGCGTTATAGACCTGATGCTGGTGGAAGACGTCCTCTCATTCTAGACGGTGGTATTGAAGTAGACTCTATCTCAAACATAAATTTTAAAGATTTGGATTTTCAAAATGCAATCGCAGAGAATGAAAAGATTATATTAAAGGCACTCGGTGTACCTCCGATTCTTTTGGATTCTGGAAATAATGCTAACATTCGTCCAAATTTACGACTTTATTATTTGGAGACTATACTTCCTATCGTAAGAAAAATTAATTTTGCAATGACTCGATTCTATGGTTTTGAGTGTGTTGAGAACATTACCGATATTCCTGCTCTGCAACCAGAGTTAAGTGACTCTTCGGCATATTATACTTCATTAGTAAACGGCGGTATTATCACTGCTGCTGAAGCCCGAGATAGATTAGGCTTCCCAGAGATAGATGGTACTGCAGAAATTAGAGTACCTGCAAATATAGCAGGTTCCGCAGTCGACCCAAGTGAGGGCGGCAGACCAGTTGAGGAGACTGAAGATGAATAGCAATAAGGTAAAAAGATTTAAAGCAATCAAGCTGTTAGCAGCTTTTTATGCTCAAGAAAAGAAAGTACACAGTGAAGTAGAGTATATTGCTTTAGGACACCGTCAGCCTGTAACAGGTTCTACTATTAAGTATATATTTGGCGGATATCCTGGTGTACTAACTATGATTAAACAAAGCGCATTTTGGAGTGACCTTGAACAATATACTAAGGTTGCCCCTACGAAGAAGCCAGAAGCTGAAAAGCCTAAGGTTAAAGAAGCTAAAGCACCCGTGGAGCCAATACTTGCTAAAAAGCCTGTACCCGCTAAACCTGCTAAAGTTGAAGTGGAGAAGAAAGATGGATAAGATTTTTAGTCTTACATCCACGTTTAAATCTGAACAGACTGATGATGGTTCTGTAATGATTCGTGGTATGGCAAGTACTGCAGACTTTGATCGCGCAGGCGATACAATCTCAGCAGAAGCTTGGCAAAAGGGTGGTTTAAAGAATTTTGAGCTAAATCCAATTATTCTATTTAATCATGACTATGATAGACCAATTGGTCGCGCTACTGGGATGAAAGCAGGACCCAATGGCCTAGAGTTAGAATGTAAGATCAGCAAAAGTGCCCCTGGCAACGTTGCTGAACTTGTTAAAGACGGTGTTCTTGGAGCCTTTTCTGTCGGTTTCAGAGTCAAGGACGCTGACTATATAAAAGAAACCGATGGACTAATGATTAAGGACGCTGAGTTATTTGAGGTATCCGTTGTATCGGTACCATGTAATCAGGCAGCTACTTTTTCGCTCGCGAAGTCTTTTGATTCCACTGAGGAATACGAAGAATTCAAAAAAACTTTCACTAATCGTGTAGATCTAGCCGGTCAGTCTCTGGCTAAGGACGAAGCTAAAGCTTCTAATGTAGCTAGTGATAACACACCGAAAAGCGCGGAATTTTCCGCAGATCAGGAGATCAAAATGGACAATCAAAACATCGACTTGGAAGCTTTTGCAAAGAAGGTAGCTGAAGATACAGCTGCTAAAATCGCAATGAAGCAAGCCGAGCAAAAAGCAG